TTTTCGTTAAGCATTTTTTTTCGTGATTGCATTTTTTCTATCATATCAGAATTAGAACCAAAATTTCTTTTTTCTTTTATTGGCTGATCCTCATGATCATCGTATTCATCAGAATATCCAATGCCTTCTGAAAGAATCTCAACTAAGCACTCTTTTATAATAGATTTAAGTTCGGATCTTTTCATTTTAGGCATTTTATAATCCTTGCGCTGTAGATGCAGTGAAACCAGGAAAAGAACCTGATTGAATATTTGTTAGTCCTGCCATAATTTCATATGTTTTGGCATTTGTACCATCTGTAAATAAAGAAGTACATTTTAATTCAAGTCTAGGCGTCATTGAATTTGCAGGAACATTAATATATTGATTTGCATCAATGCCTGTGCGAGTGAATCCAATTTTCATTGCTGTATCCGAAGAATTTGTAACTACGATCCAGCGTGTAACAAACGGAAACGTATGCTCAAAAGTAAATCCGTCATGTGTAGAACCAGTAACATATGGGATGCTGGATTGTTGATATTCAGCAACCATGCCATGATGTGGAGCTGGCCAGTGCGACCCGCGACTTCCCGTGCTAAAATAAGCCATTTTATTTCTCCCAACTTAAAATTTCATTAAATATTCTATCAACTCGATCTGACTTGTTAAAAAATTTATCAGCATCTTCTTTTCGAATTTCTTTTCCTTCCGTCATCATAAATGCTCCGGGAGTCGAAGGTTCCGAAACAAAATCCCAACAAATAAGTTGAAAATCATCTTGTACTACTTGGTGGTCGCCTTCTCTTCGTGTAGACCCAACCCCTCGAGAAGAAATTCCTAGGGTGACACCAGACTCAACTAAAGATTGCAATATTTTTCCCGCGGGAGTTTCTAAAATTTCAACCGTACCATAGCATATGTCTCCTTCCATATATGCTTCGCGAATAATATGTGAAGCATTTTTTAGTTCGACAACCGAAGAATCAGGATGATCTAGTTCACCAAGCGCGCGGTTTTCTTTAATAAATTTTTGGTAATTTCTTACTTCTCTTTCTAAAATTTCATGTGGGTAAACCCGCCCGTTTTGATTTAACGTATTTGATTTTTGCAAAACGCCTTTCATCATCAGCTTACCACCATTGGCTGTTCTTTCCTTTAGCAGCTCTTTATCGTATTCCCATTGCGACCATTCTGTAAGAATTTTTAACTTACTCATTGTTATCTCCCGAAAGTTGCTCACAAAGATGACATAATGTTAAAAATTTGGCCATATCCGTATCGCTATTTATTGTTTCATTTAATTCATTTAATTGATTTTTAACCGAATCTATTTTTGACCTAACAACATCATTTGTACATGTTCGCTCATATAAATGTAAAGACTTTAATGATTTTTCTTTAATATTATTTAAAGTTTTATCAAAATTTGCCGTTCCACCGTTTAAAGCGTAATTTTTAATAAGTGTTTTTTGTGTTTCATTAAGCTTAGATGCATACTTGGAATTAAATTTTTCAGTCATTATTTTAACAACAAGTGTTGAAGCATTTTCAGTTTTTTCAATTTTAGGAAGTGCCTTTTCAGTTAGCAAAGTTTCGTGTATTTGAGATTCTAATATAACGCGTTCTTGCAAATCTCCCTGCGAACCTTCTCTCCAATTATTTAATAAACGCTGAACTGTAGCATACTTTTTATAATCTTTTACGCGTCTTTTATAAAAATTTTGATCAAAAACGTAATTAATTTCTTTTATCAATTGAGATTTTTCTTTATTTAATCTAAATTTATTATGCTGGACCGCGGCAGATCGTGCTTCTTGCAAAATTCTAGTTGCTAAACTTCCATCGGTAATGTGATAATCAGCTAAAGAATTAAAAAGTCTGTGCTCTTTATAAAGTTCTTTTCCAGAAACAAAATATTTTTTAATAATTCGTTTAGCATTTGCGGCGCCTTTCATATCATTATTGACTAAAGCATCTGTTAATGTTAAAATTAACTGCTCATAGATAATCCCGACATTTCGCTTTTTGTTGTGGGACTTTTTATTCATCGTCTTCCTCCAATTCGAATTCGATCGATTCTTCGACCTGTTCTTTAATTAATCTTTTTATACCTAAACTCGCTGACATTTTATCTAACATTTCTCTTGTGGTTCCAGTCATTGACGGTTTTAGCCCAGGTGGGCGTTCTTCTATTTTTTCATTTCCAAATATTACATCGGCTAATTTTGTTTCTGAAAATGGCCGGCTTAAAAAATCTTCATCGTATGGTCTATTTGACCAATCTTGTTTTCTCGCTGATTTACCAATACCAGTCATCGTTTTAAAATCAGGACTAGAATATTCGCTCCGATTGAATCTTACTTTTCTATCTTTTCGGATTGGTTCGTTCCAAACATTTTTTGAAACTTTTGACGGAGTAATTTTATCGGTCATATTTGAAATTCTTTCTAAATCAATTTCATCCATGTCTTCTGAATCCATATCCTCTTCGTCAATTTCAAATTGCAATTCAGATGGAGAAATAGGACTATCTCCAGCTAAAAGTTGGCCAGATACTGCGTCCATATCAAAAAGGCCGCCGCCGCCCCCTTCATCTCCGCCTTCGTCACCACCTTCATCGCCGCCCCCTTCGCCAGGTACTTTTGCATTTTCGACAGCTAAGTCATGAATTTTATCTTCAAGTTTTTCTTCTTCAATTTGGCGTTGTTCGTCGCGAGAGAAGCCCATTACATTTTTTCTAATCCATGCTCTAGATACCAATCCCTCTGGTGCTTGACTAGCAATAGAAAACTTACTGTTAATTAATTCTAATTTTTGTTGTTGGGCCATTGATGATGGATTACTTAATTGCAACTGAAAGTCTAAAAGATCTTCTCCTTCAAAACCGTGTGCATACAAATGTATCATTGCAATTTTATTTAGTTCGGCCAATAAAGTTTTTTGAATTCGTTGAATAGTTCTAGAAAATCTAATATCTTCTTGAGCCAAAGTTGCTTTTGCCCCAATATCTTCATCATAACCCAAATAAGCTTTTGGAATTTTTAAAGCTGCAAAAAGTTTTTTCTGAACGTATTCAACATCTTCAATTGCACTAGTGTTTTGTCCTCCAGCCAACGTATCAATACGCGTACCAGAATCCCCACCACGAACAGGAATAAAATAATCTTCGTCGACAGACAAAGGATTATATCTTAAATCAACTTGTCCAGTAGTTTTATTAACTACGCTATTTCTTTTTAGGGCTGTTTGCGCTTGTTCGAGGTAATTTGGCACTTCATCGGGCGGAACGTTACCGACGTCGATATAAAATACGCGGCGCTCAGGACTACGAATAACACGATATACAAGCATTGCATCTTCAATAAGAATAAGTTGTCGCCAAATACGGCGAGCAGACTCAAGTACAGATGAACCGTAAGGAAGGAAGGCATCGTTGCCAAGCAAACGAAAATGAGTGATTTGCCAATTTTCCAAAACTTGGTTTCCTTGAGTGATCCACCTAAACCTGACTGCTGACGGGTCTCCAGAATCAAATCCTTCTTCTCTTTCCATTTCTGTAATAGGAATTGGATAAGCATTTATTACTCCAAATTCTGGGTGAACATCATTGAACAAAAAGAAATCACCATATTTACATAGATTTCTAACCCACATTACTAAATTAAAATCTACATTAAGTGTATCATGAAATAATGTTGTAAGCAACTCTTTAATTTTTCGATTGTCGCTATAAATATTAAGCACCTGACCATTGACATCGGGTGATACTGTTTCTTCCGCGTATATGTCTAATGCCGAAGCAATCTCAGGTGTTGCTTCCATTTCAGAAAAGTCAGAATACCTTGCCATTCGATCAAAAGTACCGTAGGCAGAAAGCGTTGAATTATAAACATCTGAATGTGCTTTTTTAAATATTTCTACAGCAGAGCTGGCATTTTTTTCCGCTTTTGTATACGAACGCACACGACGTTTAATAGTCGGGCCAGATCTAAATAATTTTGTTAATTTTCTAAATAAATTTTCTTCAGCCATGATAATACTGCCTCAAGTATAAATATGCAATATATTATTTTAACACCCAGTCCAAATTTGCATACGGATTATTTTTTCCGGGCCAAAGTTTTCTTCCATTTTGGCCACGACCATTAACTGTTTCAGCGTTTTTGTCCAAAACAGTATCAGATATAGGAGTTGAATTTAATTTAAAACCATCAAGCATAGCTTTGTTTATATCAACAGTTTGTTTATTGTAGTTAGGATCTGTATCATAAAGCCAAACGCCAATGGCTAACGCCAAAATTAAATCATCATGCATTCCTTTTCGAGCTTGTGGCTTATTGTTTTTCCAAACAAATGTTTTTAACTCTTCGTATAATCTAGTAGAATGTACTCTAATTTGGCGAGTCCTTAAAACTTCTTCTAACTTAGTTAATATTTGTCCGCGGGATTTGGCGTTTGTATGAAAACCTATTTTGGCAATTTCTGGAGCGCCATAATAAGAATTATATTTATCTTTTTCTAAAGCGTAATATAAATTTTTATAATCCATTTCAACTAATTTCATAATTGCTGCATAGCCGTATGTATTATTTTCAGGTGCTATTAAAGCTTCATTATACCTTCGACCAGCTTCTGCAAGAAGAGTAGCAAATTTATCTGGAGGTAATTTTCCCCTATATTCTGCAACAACCTCAGAAGCGGTTGTATCAATTACATGAAATGTAGAATAATCAGCTGCATCGCCGCGGGAAATATCAGCTGATATAATATATTTTCTTTCAGACAATGCATATTTCCAAACCCAAACATTCATATCGGGGCCCCATTTTTCAAGTGGGGGCTTAATCCATCCGCGGACAAATTCTATATCTTCGCTTTGCAAAAAAGTTTCGCCAGAAGCCTGGAAATCGCACATTAACTCTTGGGCAATTTGTTTTGGCGACATGTTTTTGGTTTCAACTTTAAACCAATCATCATCTCTTTCCGGATGCATATCCCATGGTAATTTTATTGGATTAAACTCATTTTCATTAGATTCAGCTTGCATCCATAAATCATAATATTGGCCGCCTACTCCATTTGGAGTTGAAAGAACAATGGCATTACCACCGGTTGACAGTGTTGGATATAGTCCTGTCCAAATTGTATCAAAGTTTCTAACAAACGCAGCCTCGTCAACGATCAATAAAGACAATGCTTCAGATCGGCCGGCATCTTCAGACGTAGGTATCGCTTTAATAGTTGAACCATTAGAAAATTCTAAAGCTTGTTTATTATTAGAAAGTATTTCTGGCAAGAATAACCACTTTGGAAGCGATTGAATTGCAAATTTAACTTTTTTTATAAAGTTTTGAGCAACCGCTAATTTAGTGGCAATAACCAAAATATTTTTATTTTCATAAAACGCTGCCATCCACAATGCATAAGCAGCAGTAACAGTTGAAAGTCCAAGCTGACGAGATTTTAAAATAATATTAAATCGGTGGTTTCTAAAATCATCTACACATTGATCTTGAAAATCAAAAGTTTTAAATGGAATTGCGCCACGCGTAACATGCTGAATTTGCACGTACTTATTAAAGAAATATGTGGGATCTTTTCCACATCTAACAATTTCTTTTATCTGTCTTTGCTTGTTTTTAACACTCATACTCGAATCGATAATTTCATATGCTTAATATATCGTGCCCGAACCAAACTTATATTATGAGAAATATGCTCGACCATTGCATCTTCATCTGGGAGGTTCGAACATTTTAAAGTTTTGCCCGAAAGCTCTTTAAATTCTCTTTTTACTTCTGCCAAGCATTGGTCTAATACTTTAACAGCTTCATCATCAAGCCCTTTCCTTTGTTCTG